CTTCTGGCTGCTCTGCGATCAACCCGATCGTTTTGACGTGGCGGACCGACCACGATAGGGTCAGCACATCCCCGTCACGGAATCAGGCGGACCGACGTCACGGACGACGAGCGCGCGCAACCACAACCCCACGCACGGACCGCGATGGGCGTGTCTGACTGGCTCGGGCGGCTATTCGCCCCACATCAGTATTACCAGGATCTCGCCGACTCGGCGGGGTCGTCTGCCTCTGGTGGCCCGAAAAACTACGCTCCCAACGTCGAAAAGAAGTTCAGCCCGGCGGCGATCGACGTCGAGGCCCGGCGGGGGCGACCCCACTGGGTTGACTGGGATGCAGACCAGGCGGTCGACCTCGCGCTCAAACAGGTGGCGTGGGTCTACATCTGTGTGCACAAATTGGCGTCCAGCGCCGCGAGCGTTCCGTTCCTGGCTGAAGAACCCTCCGAGGATGAGGCGGACGGCTGGACTACGGCGACGGGCTCGAGCCTGCACGCATTCTTGCAGGAGCCCAACGACAAGTGGGCGATGTCGTCGATCATCTACAGGATCGTCGCGTCGCTGTGCCTGTCAGGGAACGCCATCCTCACGAAAACGCGGGCGCTCGGGGAGCCGGTCGAGATGTGGCCGCACTTCGCTGCGAACATCCGCCCGATACCCGACCCCGAGGAGTTCATCCGGGCGTACAAGTGGGGCTCCGGCGCAAACGCACGGGTCGAGCCGGCCGAGGACGTCATCCACATCCAGTTCGACGACGTGTCCGATGCCTACTGGGGGATGTCCCCGCTCGAGGCTGGCTGGCGCACGGTGCAGACGGAGAAGGACGCGGTCGACTGGCAGAAGTCGAGCGTGCGCAACGCTGCGATGCCGTCGGGGTTTCTGTCGATCAAGCGGAAGTTCCAGTCCGAGAAGGACTACGAGGCCGTCCGAAAGAAGATCCGGCGCGAACTCTCGGGCGCATCGAACGCTCGGCGGGTCGGCATCCTGGACGAAAACGCCGACTGGCTGGCAACCCAGATGTCGGCGATGGACCTCGACTTCATCGTCGGCCGCAGGATGAACCGCGAGGAGATCTGTGCGCTGCTCGGCGTCCCGCCCCCGACGGTCGGGATCTACGAGAACGCGACGCTCGCGAACATTCAGACGGCACGGGAAATGCTGTGGGTCGACACGGTCCTGCCCCTGCTCAACACCATCGTCGACGCGCTCAACCTGTCGCTCGCCCCGGAGTTCGGCAACAACCTGCGTGTGGGGTACGACGCCGGCGGGGTCGAGGCGCTGTGGCCGCTGTTCGAGCGACGCCTGGAGGCCGCAGCGAAACTGCAGCGACTCGGCTACAGCGCGAACGAAATCAACCGGCGGCTCCAGCTTGGGATGCCTCGAATCTCGCCAGACCGCGACATCGGCCTGGTACCGGGCGGCATGACGCCGGCTGCAGCGTTCGCAGTGGACACGTTCGGGGATGACCAGTGACCGCACCCGCCCCCGCACTGGAGCAGCGAAACGACCCCTACGGCGCTTCGATTCAGTCCCCGATCATGAACCCCACCGGGGCGCAGGGCGGGGAGTGGGTCCCCATGCCCGGGCTGCCGGAACGGTACCCGGACTACCTCAAGCCGATCCCGGTCAACACTCGCGATATCGTGGGCGCTATGCGCGGCCACCTCAACGCTGCAGAGCCGAAGGTTCAGCGGTGGCTGTATTCGACGTGGACGGCCGAGCGCGAGGCCATCAAGTACCAGGAACTGCGCAACGCTGTGCGCGACTCGCAGGTCCCGGCGAAGTGGATTCAGAACTGGCAGCTGGAGTACGCCGACTTCGTGAACGAACGGCTTGCTCCGCAGTGGGAAGACAGCATGGTGGCCGCGTCAGGACACCTGACGACGGAGGCCGCGCGGCAGGGCATCGCGTTCACCGAGGAGTTGAGCCGGGCGAAGATCCGCGAATGGATCGGCCACCGGGGCGGCGAGCTCATCGTGTACATGCGCGAATCTCAATACCGCGCGGTCCGCAACGTCTTGCTCCACTACACGAGCGGACCGGACGCCGTCGGACCTCGCGAGTTGGGGCGCATCATCCGGCCGATCATCGGCCTGACGCCGAAGCAGGCGACGGCAGTAAAGAACTACCGTGACAGCCTCATGAAGCAGGTCGCAGCGGGCGACATGACGAAGAAGCGGGCGACGCACCTGGTCGGCAACTACTCCGGCTACCTGCACCGGATTCGAGCCGAGCGCATCGCCCGGACAGAAACCGCGTTTGCTTACAATCGGGGCATGTTCGAGCAGATGCGTCAGGCGCGCGACACCGGGGTGATCAAGAACTCGCTCATCGTCAAAGAGTTCCTGACGGCTGCAGACGAGCGAGTGTGCCCGCACTGTGGGCCGCTGGACGGCGAGACAATCGAGCTCGAACAGACGTTCCCGGGGGCAACACAGCGACTGCCGAATCTGTTCACGCCTCCGCTACACCCATCGTGCCGGTGCGCGGTGGTCTACTCGTTCATGAAGCCGAAGAAGAACGCCTGACACGGAAGTCACGATGGCGAAGAAAACGGGATGTTGCGTGATTGAGCGCCGAATCGGCGAGGATATCGTCGTCGGTGACACACGCGTAAGAGTCACGAAGATCGACAGAAATCGCGTGAAGATCGCGATCATCGCACCGACGGATCTCGACATTTCGCGCGAGGGCGGGCGGGGCGAACCGAAACCGAAATCCTGATCAGGAGAGACACATGAGTTTGCAGAATGCGAAATTGGGCCGGGAGAAACCGGCGAGAGTCACGGCGATGTCGAGCGCACAGACGTCGACGAACAGCTACGTAACCGTCGACGAGACGGTGCTCGAGGCCGGAGACAAAAACCGCCTCGACTTCTTCGTCGAGGAGACCGGAGGCTCGAACGGAATCACCGTCAAGATCGTCGGGCGATTGCTCGACAACGGGGACAACGCGTGCGCCTGGCAGGACGTGTCCGGCGAGGTGGCGATCAGCGCCAGCGGGTCGGCGATTCTGACGGTCACCGATCCCGAGTTCGAGGAGTACGCGCTCCAGATCAAGTCGACGTCTGGCGGGTCGCACGGCGACGCCATGGTGTACGGCGGCTTCCGCCTGGTCCAGCACCGCGCGGGCGTCGAAGAGGCGCCGCTCATCGCGACCCGGACCATCAACGCGGAATCGTCCGACGACATCACGGTCAACTACCAGCTGTCGTCGCTCGACACGAAACTCGTCCACATCACGGGCTACAAGGGCGCACAGACGTCGGCGGGCGATCTCGAGGAGGAGACGGACGCCGCGCTGACCATGTCGGACGGCACGAACGGCACCACGCTGCAGGGTGACGATACCCACGCGGCGCTGTTCAAGACGACCACCACGGGCGCGCTCGATGTCATCTACACCGATGCCGGTGGCGCGAGTTCGAAGGAGTTCATCCTCGTGTTGCGCGAGGGCGGGCCGACGGGTCGCGTGATCGACATCCACGTCGTCAGCTTCGACGGCGCATAATCGCATGCAGGCCGGGCATCGTGGCGGCGGTTGCCCGGCCTGCGCTTGACACGACCGTCGCCATTTGCTCAGATTACGATCCCACCCGTCACGGAATCAGGCGGCTCACACGTCACGGAAGGCGACCTCGGGATGACTCGAGAGGTCGCACGTGCTGGAACACAAATCCATCCCTGCCGAGTTCAAGGCAGACGTCGACAAGCGTCTGATCAAGGGCTACGCGTCCGTCTTCGGAAACGTCGATTCCTACGGCGACATGATCATCAAGGGCGCATTCGCCCAGTCGATCGCCGAGAAGTTCGTCAATGTCGGCGACGGAAAATCCAAAATCAAAATGCTGTGGCTCCACGACGCACCCCTCGGGTTGCCGAAGGTGCTGAAGGAGGACGACCACGGCCTGTACTTCGAGGCGCGAGCGTCCAAGACGCAGCTGGGTGACGACGCCCTCGAGCTCGTCCGCGACGGGGTGGTTGACGAAGCATCGATCGGCTTCAAGGCGAAAGAGCGCACCTACGTCGACCCCGACGACGAAGCCTACCCGGACAACCTCAAACGCATCCTGCAGGTGATCGACCTCTACGAGGTATCGCCGGTGGTCTGGGGCGCGAACAGCGCGACGGCGATCGAGGCCGCCGGGCTCGACATGCGCGACCTGGACACCGCCCTGGACACGCTCGATCGAGCGCTGAAGGGCGGCCACGAACTCACACAGAAACAACTCGAACGTCTCGCGTGCACACACCAGGCGTTCGTCGAAGCGATCGGGGGTGACCCCGACGACGAGCGGGGGGCCGAACTCTCCGCATTCGACGACATGCTCGCCGAGATGCGGGCATTCACCACGGATATCAATCGCTGAGGAGCGAAATGAACAAGCAGAAGATCACGGCCCTCGCGTCGCTCGTCGGCGTCGCAACCAAGGGCATCGACGACGACCCGTCCAGCATGGTCCGACAGGCGG